CCCGCCGCAGCGTATCTTGGAGGACTATTTGGCTTTGGTAGCTCTCGCTTGATCTTCGACCCCCGCAGCTTGGCATATGGACGCATTAAGGACACACCCCCGTACGAACCAGGTCTGATGGAACGTATTAGGGGGTTGCTGAAGACTTCGAAGGAACACACGGATGCATATTATATTGCTAGAAAGGTAGTGGTCGCAGCCTTGGTGACGAACTCTTTGAGCGGAAACGCTCTTTCCGGAGTTCTGAAGCAGGCGACGACGGCTGTTGCCCGACGGTGCGATACAAGGTTAGAGCTCCAGGTAGAGATTGCTATGGTTGCTTGGTGGGATGCCGTGGTTGAGCACCTCGACAACTTACCTCGCACGGCAGCGCTCTATCGAGGACTTGCTAACGACTCTCCGAACATGAATCATTTGGAGGAAATTAAGTCATATAGTACGTATGTGGACTGGTCTGTACGGTTGTGCAACTGGTTCGCTTGGTCGTCTTTGGCTTATTACCTTTTAAGTGACGATAAACGGAGGGTGACGACTTTGACTGTGCTATCCCACACTGTGGTTCCGGCTCTGCGCAGTTATTCCCTTGGGGTTTCGGTCTTGGTGACAGCAGTTGGTTTCGTGCCGAGTTGGGCGCGGATGATGGCGTGGGACGCGTGCAAGAGTGGTTTTGCTCTCGCAAGTTCCCGACTGTGTGGTTTACCTGAGGCAGTATACCCATCGAAATTGGACGAGGTAGGAGGCCTTAACACCTGCCCCGCGGTTGTATTGAAAGCTTTAGAGCACTGTTCCGGAGGGACAGTTGGCTCTAGTAGGCCCAGTTCGGAGGAGACTACGCCACAACCGGTAGTTGAATCCGCCCCCGTAGAAGCACCGCCAGTTATTTCGGAGTGCCGTGTTACAGTGAAAGAGGCCGTCGATGGGATTTCTGTTACCCAGCGGTCTAAAGAGGATGAGTATTTGTTGAAATTAGAGGGTATGTCTGATCTTCCTGGCCTTGAACTAGACAATGAGACTTCTTCCGTCGCACCTTCCGAGGTGTCCGTTAGGGAGAAAACTCAACGTCGCAAATTAGTGAAAAGGTCAGCGCACAAGGTCAACATTTGCAATTTGGATTCAATTGTTTTGGACGCGATTAAGTTGGATGTTGGCACAAGGGATTTGGTTGGCGATCTAGGTTTGACGGACCCTGTTGTTTTTCTCCCGAAGACACAGGGCGCTATCAACCTCCCCAGATTGCAGACCATCAAGAAGCCTGCTCCGGTTGCTGAAGGGTGTTCGGTTCGAGAATTGAAGAAAGTGGCGCAAGAGGGACACAAGGATGAGGAGGGGAAGTCTTTCAGCTTCTTCGGCCCGGCTTGTGCTTCCTTTATTCCAGGAGTATTCGATAATTCTATGATCAATGAACGAGTCGCTTTAACAACCAGGCATTTAAGGGCACACGATCCCGCGAGTTACCATGCCTGTCGTCGCGCGTTGGAGTTGGTGGGGGGAGAAATCTTAGAACTACTTGAGGGTGGTTATGAGTCTTCTCGGTTGCTGTCCAAGCGTGATTGGATACACACCCAGACCAAAGCCAAGCGAGAAAACTATTTGAAGACAATAAACAATTGGGAGAGCATTGATTGGAGGTCGAACAAAGTGCATTTCAGACAGTCTTTCTTGAAGTCTGAGGTACAGATCCCTCCAAGTTATGAAGAACCATTGGCAAGCAAAGCACCACGTCTAATCCAGGGGTTATTGACGCCAGAGATGAATATTGTTACAGGACCTTTCTTTAAGTTTATCAGTGAAGCCTTATCTTCGACCTTCCTCAAAGCTGCCGATTCTTACTCACCTTTTATGAGAGATTGGCCGAGGTATGGTTATACAAGTGGGACAACACCTGAGATTCTGGGGTCTTGGTTTAAGGACATGAAGGAGG